ACCACCGTTAGTGGGCTTTAGTGCCATAAATATAGCTCTAAACCCTGTCATATCTAAAGGCCATGTACCATCTGAATTAACGTCGGGCGTTGTGAAATTCGCACCGTTGGCTATTGCTTCGTCTGTGTGGAAAGCAATAAAGTCCTTGTCATTGCTTTTCTCTCCTTTCCAGTCTCCCTTTTCATCTACAAAACCAGTACTTAGGGTAGGCTGTACATATTGGGGTACTTCTATTGTACCGTCCACTGTTGCGGACTCAATCCCTGCTTCCCTGGCTAAAGACCAAGGAGCTAAACCTTTCCTATTCCGGACCATTATGATCCTATTGGAAAACTAAAGTTATTGCTGCTTGTGCGCTTCCGACGTCAACATCCATTGCGACGGCAATAGATACCTGGTTAGATCCTACCACAGATATAGACGTATCCAAGGTCATTGGCATATTAGTCATACCGTTTGATACGGTTGTACCATCAACACCCTGGGAACCTATTGTTAGAGTTTCCTGACCGCTAGAAAGTCCATCTCCGCTTAACTGCATTGCAAATGTCGCAGCTCCATTAGTTGCACTATCTGTACTGATAGTTGCGATTACGCCAACTATGGAACTTGCCGAGGCAGGTACCTGCACGCTAGCGGTTGTGCTTTGGCCGTAAAGTGACCCTAATGCGGTGAAGGTGTCCGCTGCTGTTATTGCGCCTTCTCTTGTTCGATAAAATGCCATAATCTAAGCCCTCAACTTGAGTGGACCTACACTACCCAATACTTTAGATCCTCCCAAACTGCCAAGTACTAACTTAGCTGCAAGGGTTCCGACTCCAATTTTAATAAAGTCGTTTTTATTTGTTTTAAATGCTTTTGATAATATATCAATTCCGCCTTTAATATTTCCGCCTATCATTGCTTGAGCTGCCGAACCTGCGTCTGCTGCTTGTAAAAATGCGAGACCTGCCCCAGTCTCCAAAAGATTTATGCTAAATGACTTGCGCCTGCGTGCTCTCCTAACTTTTCTTCGTGCTACCATTATTTCTCCTAAGTGGGGAGGCCATCGAAGGCTCCCAAGTGTTGATTTATCAGGAGCTACTTAAACAATGTTAGTGGTTACACCATAGAGAAAATAATTAGGACAGTTCGAACAACTAAATCCTACGATGCTTTCATCATATAGATCAATCACGTGAATCATAGGAGTTTTACAATCTTTACATTTAATCGTAACTGTTGCTATGATCTCTTCCCTGGCTTTATTCTGATAATTATTCATCTGCGCCTCGAGATCTCGTCTAACATTCTGCAATGGTCACAGTCATAGAACTTTCCACAATGACATTTAGCTCTGGAAGCTTCCCAGTCAGTAACAATGATAACAAAAAATTCATTCCAAGACAACGGCCTTCGATATGGTTCCTTGTCTGGGGATCTAAGACTCTGGGGTGAAGCCTGATCATGGATAAATTCTTTGTAACTTTCCAGTTTGGTCATAACCTCTGGATGTAACTTAATCATCTTACGCTTAAACTTAGTCGGCATGGATCTTATGCCCCTGGTAACATTCGCGACAGTTACCTGTACTGGTCAAACCAACATTTCCACACTTCAAACATTCCACATCATCAAACCTAAATTCTTTACGATACATGAAGACCACAGGGGGGGACACGGTATAAACCACTTAGCTAGATAGAGCTCTAGCTTGTTTTATGTATATATTACTAGGTACGAAGGCTTATTATTATTATTATTATTATTATTATTCTTCTTAGGTTTATATACAAAACAGGTTTTTTTCGGATCATGGTAACGTTACACCCCTAATTTCGTCGCCTAGGAAAACATACGGGGGCTTATCACCCCCCTGAATCCCTACTTTAGCCCTAGTTTATCCCTGGGCTTTGTCTCGCTAACCCCTGGTTCGGGGGTCTTTAGGGGGTCTAATGACCCCAAACCGCCCCTTTTCATCAGGTACTCGGCCACAAAGCCTAGGAGTGGGTTATCCCTGGTTACTGCTTTTATTGTTGCTTGGCCTGTTGACTGGTCTAATTTGGCACTGGCCTTTCCGAGAGAACCAAAAAAAGAAGACTGGAAAGCTTCCAGTTTATCATGCATTCGGTCCTCGATTTCATTTACAATCGGATCTAAGGCTTCGAGTAACATTTCATCAGACTCAGGGCTGCGGATATATTCCACCCAAGCATCCCTGGATAATCCTGCAATATAATGAGATAGAAAAAAATAAAAGAAACTCCAGAAAACGGCAAGCCCTATTAATTCGATGGCTGTAATTTCCATGTCTACCGACCTTTAGGTATTACTAAGCAAGACCACAAACCTGTAGAAGGACTTTGATATGCATAACGTCCTAGTCCACAAATTGGTTTACCTGGAACATTGGTCGGGATCACTTCATCCTTGGGAGTAGGGGGGCCTATGACTGAAGGTGAAACCCCCACTACGTCCTGAAAAAGTTTGGCTAATACAATTAATGCACCAATATTCATTTTTTCACGTACTTATCGTAAAAATCCAGAGTTTCCCCTTTGAATAATATTCCGCCACCTGGGAGTATAAGTTCGCTTACTGCTTCGTTTAAATCTTTTATGAAAAGCCCAGTATCAATAGCCTCTTCAACACCTGGCGGAATTTCTGGAATTTGTTTAGCCAATATAGGAATAATTATAGAGAGTAACTTTGGTAAAGATGCAAATAAAGCAGCCCCCGCTATAAGCGCAGGGATTTTTTCATTGCTTGCTAAACGTTGAAAAATACTACTTCTTGATTCCCTTCCGAGGTATTCATCTAAAGCTATTTTCTCGGCAGCTGTAATCTTCTCTATGGTAACGTCATTAGGTACTGCAGCAAAGACCATTCACTTAACCACAGTTAATCTAATTCTGTTTTGTAGTTCTAGCGCTTTCTTTAGAGACATTCCGACAAAACTATCGCGATGAAATGATTTATCAATTACTAATTTACCCATATTAGTGTCTAATTGTTTCATAATACGCTTTACCTGGGCTTTGGTCATCTTCTTAGGCATTATACGATCCTCATAAATGCTGTTTCAATAGTAGAAATGCCACCACTGTTGTTTACTACCTTAAATTGTAATAGCTTTTGGTTTTCTAGCATGTTATTAAAATAAAATATATTCCACACATCCGCCGTTAAAGATTCTGCCGAATCATTTAATAGTTCTTCAATGTTTGAACTGATCCCTGTTAGCAAAAGAAAGCGCATCAGGTCCCATAATTGCAGAGATTGCACAGTTACCACCGTTAGTGGGCTTTAGTGCCATAAATATAGCTCTAAACCCTGTCATATCTAAAGGCCATGTACCATCTGAATTAACGTCGGGCGTTGTGAAATTCGCACCGTTGGCTATTGCTTCGTCTGTGTGGAAAGCAATAAAGTC